CAAGGATGGCGGCGGGCAACAGATCTGGAGTGAGCTGGGGGAGTTGCCCGAAACTTTCACAGCGCAGCCATGGCCCGGGGAATTCCATGTATGGCGCGACGACGCCTGGCAACTGGATGAGCAGGCCCGTTTGCTCAGCATCAGCCAGCAGGCTTTGGAAAAACGCGACACGTTGCTTCGCGATGCCGTCCTGCGCATCGCCCCCCTGCAGTACGCCGAAGACATCGGCGATGCCAGCCATGAAGAGCAACTGCAATTGCTCGAATGGAAGCTCTACAGCGTGGAGCTGAACCGCATCGAAAAACAGGCCGGCTTCCCCGGCGAAGTCACTTGGCCGGCGGTGCCCGGCGCAAGCGTAACCAACTGACCGCAGCACAGGGAACCGTGCAATGGATTATCCAAACAGCATCCCGGGCGTCGGCCTGGTCAATGGCGGTTTTGTCGATGAAAACCCGGTTGCCGGCACGCCCGGGTCGTTGATCCCCGCCGCCTGGGGCAACAGTGTCACGCAAGAAATTCTCAACGCCATCAAGGCGGCCGGACTGACACCGGACGAGAGCAAAACCAATCAGTTGGCAACGGCCATTGGCGCTCTCGTCGACTTCACCAAATTGAAAAACACCCCGACCACGCTGGCGGGCTACGGCATCACCGATGCGGTGGGACGGTTGTTGGCGGTCAGGCAGATCGAGACGGTCGGCATCACGGTTTACCGCCCCAACCCCAATGCGAAAAGGATTCGCGTCCGGCTGGTCGGCGCGGGTGGTTCCGGGGGGGGATGTGCACCTGTCGAGGTGAGCACTCTGAGAATTGGCGGAGGTGGTGGCGCCGGTGCTTATGCGGAAGGTCTGTACGACGTGACAACGGACATGCTCGCCGGCGTGCCTGTCACGCTGGGCGCTGGTGGCGCGTCCCGCACTGTGGCTGGCTTGGCGGGGGGCGGCGCTTCTTTCGGCTCTTTGATGAGTGCTGCCGGTGGCGCTGGCGGACAGATTCTGGCTGTCGCCGTGGGACCCACGGCGAACGGCTTCGTCCAGGGCGGCCCCGGTGGTCAGGTGGTCACGGGTGGCAATCTGACCAACGCCCGCGGCATGAGCGGTGGGTTCGCGATGTTTAACAACAATTGGGGCGTGCTTTCCGGTACCGGGGGGGCCAGCCCGTTTGATGGCGGTGCGTCTTCCACCGGTATCAACGGCAATGGCTATGCGGGGGTTCGAGGTTCCGGAGGTGGAGGTACCTGCTCCAACAACACGTCTGTGTCGTTTCTGAGCGGTGCCGGCGGCAATGCCTTCTGTGAAATCTGGGAGTACGCGTAATGGTCATGTATGCACGCATTGAAAACGGTGTTGCGATCGAAGTGATCGACACCGGTGACTACGCGATCGACCAACTCTTCGCGCCTGCTTTTGTCGCTGCGATGGTGCAGGTGCCCGAAGGTGTGAGCGTCGAAATCGGCGCGCCAATGGCCGATGCGGCTCGCGCTATCGAGCCTTCGCGCGAACCGCAAAGTCCTGTCATCGCTCAACCCCCAATGGTCGAGGACAAGGAGCCTCTGGCAGCAGAGCGCGCCTGGCGCCTGTCTGCGCTGGCGGCCACTGAATGGCAGGTCACCCGCCACCGCGATGAGCAGGAACTGGGACGCGGGACAACGCTCAAGGCTCAGCAGTATCTGGAGCTGCTCGAGTATCGCCAGGCCTTGCGCGACTGGCCTGCTGTGAGCTCATCTCAGACCTTCGCTGAGCGGCCGGCGCAGCCTGCCTGGTTAACGGCAGTTACTGCCTGACGCAACCGAATGCAGGTGTATTCAAATTCAGGAGACAGGTAATGGATTATCCAAAAAACATTCCCAGCGCAGGTTTGGTGAATGGCAGGTTTGTTGACGAAAACCCTCTGACCGGAACACCAGGTTCGTTGATTCCGGCAAGCTGGGGAAATGGCGTTACGCAAGAAATTCTTGAAGTCATCAAAAACGCGGGATCGGCTGCTGATGAGAGTGACAACACTCAGCTCAGCGTGGCAATCGATACGCTGATCTCGAAGAAGCAAAGCGACAGCCTGGCCAGTCAGGAAGAAGCTGAGGCGGGAGTCAGCAACACCCGGTTGATGACGCCGCTGCGAGTGTTTCAATCAATAGCGAAAAAGATGCAACAGGCGACAGAGTCGCTGATCGGGATTGCAAAAATCGCCTCTCAGGCAGAGGTCAACGCCGGTGTCAGTGATACCTCGATCGTGACCCCTAAAAAACTCAGACTCGGGTTCATGGTGAGACTGGGGGCATCCGGTTATATCGTTTTCCCCTCGTGGATGGGGGGAGTGATTATCCAGTGGATCACCGGGGCCGCCAGCCAGGCGGGTAACAATGGTTATGGCGATCTGAATCTATGGCCGCTGGTCTTTCCCAATGCGCTGTTTCTTGCAGTAGCGACCCATGAAGGCACGGCGTCCGGAACGCAGCTGATCTGGAACAACAACGCGACCGTGAGTCGGCAGGCAGGCATCAATGTTCGCTGTCCTGAATGGCCGTCAGGCTCCATTGCCGCTCGTGTCATCGGAATAGGATATTGAGCATGTATTACTTTTCTCCGGCAACTTCCGGCTTTTATCACTCCGATCTGCACGGCGCCAACATCCCCGCGGACGCGTTTGAATTAAGCGAGGGTGAGTACTGCGCGCTTGTCTCGAACGCTCCAAAAGGAACCGTTCTTTCCCTGACTGCCAACGGACGCCCGGAACGGGTGGTACTGGCTGAGCAAACCCCCGATGACACAGAGCGGGCCTGGCGAGACAAGGTACTGGATCGCACCCAATGGCTGGTTCTTCGCGATGCCGAAGAACTGGAAGTCGGCGAGGGTACGACGCTGCGTGCCGAAGAATTCAAACAGCTTCTTGCTTATCGGCAGGCACTGCGCGACTGGCCCAATGATCCGGAATTTCCGGATGCCCAGGCTCGCCCTGTAGAACCCGACTGGCTCGATGGCTTGCTGCGGTCGAATGGCTGAACCGTTGACCCGATCAAAGAGGAATAAACGTGGATTATCCGAAAAGCGTTCCCGGCATCGGGCTGGTGAACGGCAAGTTCGTCAATGAAGACGTCGTCGGTGGATTACCGGGATCGTTGATTCCCGCCACCTGGGGCAATGGCGTCACCGATGAGCTGTTGAATGTGGTCAAGTCTGCGGGCCTTGAACCGAGCGAAAGCGATGCGACGCAGTTGCTGCAGGCAATCAGGAAAATCAGCCAGGCCGGTGAAGACAAGCATGCGGCGGATATTGGTGCTGCCAATCTCTACATGGCGAATTATGTGCCGGCTATCAGCGCGTTGAAGGACGGGCTGGCGCTGCGTTTTACCGCAGGCAATGCCAATACCGGAGCGAGTACCTTTGCGCCGAATGGCTTGCTGCCCAAGCCGCTCTTGAGTCTGACGCTTAGCGCATTGCGACCAGCGGAGATTGTCGCAGGCGGGCTCTGCTCTGTGGTTTACAGCGCTTTGCTGGACAGTTGGCTGCTGGTTTACGCCAGTGGCGGCAACGCCAACAGCGGTCGATTACTGGGGATCAAGACGTTTACCTCGTCGGGAATTTATGTACCGACGACGGGGATGAAAAATGTGCTGGTCAAGGTGCTGGGCGGCGGCGGTGGCAGTGGTGGAATAGCCGCGACCAACGGCAGCCAGGTTTCACTTGCCGGTGGCGGTGCTTCCGGAAGCTATGCCGAAGCATGGATTTCTTCAGCCGTCATAGGTGCGAACCAAGTCATTACCGTGGGTGCAAAAGGTGCTGCCGGAGCTGTTGCAGCAAGTGCCGGCCCAGGTGGGACCAGCTCCTTCGGCTCCTTGGTGTCTGCACCGGGCGGCGGCGGATCTCCCTCTCTCGGAGTCATCAATGTCACTGATTTTGGCTTGTTCGTCGGTGGCTTTCCGAGCACGAGCGCTACCGGCGGCAATATCGTTAGCAGTTCGGGTGCGGCCGGCAGTCCGGGGATCAACGTCACTGGCTCAATTCTGGCCGGACATGGCGGGAACTCTCCGTTGGGTGGCGGTGGTTCTGGTAGCAGCGTGGCCCTGAGTCTTGCAGCACCAGGAACCGGCTACGGGTCCGGCGCCGGCGGCATTGCCAACGCCCTCAACCAACCGGGCAGGCCCGGCGGTTCTGGCGCCCCCGGCGTCGTGATCATTTACGAGTACGCCTGATGAAAACATACGCACGCGTTGTTGAAAACAAGTTGGTCGAATTGTTCTCGACTGATGGAAACATGGTCGAGATGTTTCACCCGGATCTGCTCTGGGTCGACATCACCGACGTCACGCCCGCGCCACAACTCGACTGGTCGGCCAACTTCGGCACCCTTGGCTGGGTGTTTTCGTCGCCGGAAGAAAGTGCCGCGCAAGGAACCCTGAAAACCCTGGCAAAGAAATGGCTGACTGGTCTCGGCCGCCAGCCGTGATTCAATCGGAGCATCCAGGGGGGACCGAGCATTATGCAAATCACTG